GCCGCCTGGCCGAAGGCGCGCGCCCACATGGCGGCGACGTCGATGAACTCGCGCGCCATGTCGAGGTTGTAGCCGATATAGAGCGTGTCCATGCCGCCGGCCGAGCGCCTGGCGCCGGAGGTGAGCACAGCGGCGGCTCCGATCCCCCAAGTCGCGCCGATCCGCCGGCTTTTCTCGTCGACCACCAGCTGGTGCTCGTCGAGCGCCCGCTGTCGCTCCTTCTGGTAGGGCAGAAGCACGTCGGGGAGCGACGTGCCGGCGAGGCCAGCCGGCATCGCCTGCACGGCGCTGCGGCGCAGCGCCGCCCATTCGGCCTGGGTGACCGGCGCGTTCATGGGGTCCGATTTGCGTCCGCCGAAGCGAAGGTCCACCTTTGGGCGCACTCGTGTCTCGGAGACCCGTTATGACGAATGATGACAGTCCGCAAAAACTTGACCCCGAAGAAGAGGCACTTGTCGAAGAAGTCTTCGACCTGCTGGCCTTGAACCTTCAACACGGCGCCAAAGACCCTGACTACGAGATTCCGGACGACAAATCGGGGCGTGAAGCCGTCGCCTCCGCGTTGGCAAAGCGCCTTGCAGAAAACCCGAATGACAACTTCGAGTCCGAACTCGCAGCAATCAAGAAATACCTCGATACAAGGCACCTTCCTCCTCTCGCTAACAAGATCATCGTAGAGGTGAGGGTCGAAGTCCGGCGCGCGAAGAAGGCCGTTGCCACCTAGCGGTCCGCTCGGCTGTGTCTCTGGCAGATGACGAAGTCGGTGAGGCCGAGCAAGTAAGCATTGCCCTGCGGCTGATCGGATGTACTTCACGGCCCCACCCCCAGCACCTGCGCCTTGATCGCCTCGACCGTCTCGGCCGTCAGGCCCTTCGCCTTGCCTACCTGGTCGATCGCCTTCGCCGCCTTGTCGGCGAAGTCCTTCTCGACCTTCCGCCGCCGCTCCGACGAGATCGACTGCGCCGAGGCCGCCGCCTGCAGCGCCCGCGCCAGCTCCATCGCCCCCTTTGTGTCCACCTGGCCGCCGTGGGCGCTTTCGAGGATCTCGAACACCAGCGTCTTGATCGCCTCGGCGACCATCACCGTCAGGTCGTCGGTGTCGCCGGGTTCGAGCCGCTCGGTCAGCGCCGCGGCGATCGCCCGCGTCTCCTCCAGCCGCCGCGCCGTCGTCGCCAGCCGGATGGCGTAACGGTTGAAGGCCGAGAGCGAGATCGGCTGGATCGGCTCCGGCCTTTCCTTCCCCGTCCGGCCTGCGGCCGTCCACGCCTCTTCTCTCTCGACCGCCAGCTTGCGGAGCTTGACGTTGAACTTGTCGAGGATGTCGACCTGGGTGTGCTTGCGCGCGCGCAGCTCCTGCATCGCCCAGGCGACGATCGGCTCGGCGTCGGCCGGCAGCAGCTCGATCGACGACAGCCGGCCCCGGCCCGATCTCCTACCCATCCCGGTCCGGCCTCCGGCGGCCAACCTCCCCCCTGAGGGGAGGTCGAAAGCGCGAAGCGATTTCGGGAGGGGGTCCGCGAAGCGCGGAACGCGCGAAGCCCATCTATCCCTCCGGCGAGGGACGGAGCACGCCCTCGATGACGCCGCGCCGCTCGACATGGTCGATGCCGGTCCGCGTGATCGTCGCGATCATCACCGTGCCCGCCTCGCGGATGGTGACGGCGCCGAGCTCCTTGAGCGCCCGCATCTGGGTGCGCACGTAGTCGCGGTTGCGGGTATGGCCGAAGGTCTCCAGCGCCTTCTGCAGGAGCACCTCGTTCAGCGTGCCGCTGGTCTCGGCCTGAAGCGTCCGCAGGATGATCAGCCGGCAATCCTCGGCGACGTGGCTGGCGTAGTCGGTCATTTGCCGCCTCGCTGCAACAGGAACTCCTCGACCCGGCGGCTGGTCGCCGCGACCCCCTTCAGCGCCTCGCCCTGCGTATTGATGGCGCCGCGGATCTCGGTCACGTCGAGGGCGAGCTTGTGAACGAGGTCCCGATCGGGCATCTGCGCCAGATGCTGCTCGACCATGACCAACCGCTCGCGCAGCTCGGCGCGTGAGTTCTGGCCGGCGTCCTTGTGCTCGGCCAGATCGTGCGCCACCGCCCCGACTGCCTTGCCGGTCTCGTCGGCGACGTCCTTGATGTCCTCCTTGAGGGCGTCCAGCTCCTTGCGGCGGGCGCCGGCCCGGTAGACGGCGATCGACACGCCGATCGCCACCAGCGAGACGATCAGGCCGCCGGCGCGGAGGACGAGGTCGAGAACGTCCATCGGTACGATCGCGATCCTATTTTCCCGCCGCGGCGATTAGTTCCCGCCGGCTGGCGGCGGCAGCGGCTTGTTCGGCGTGATCCAGGTGATCGCGTGGCCGAGGATGAAGTTGACGCCGAGCCCGAGCGCGGTGCCGACCACAACGCCGGCCTGGTGGGCCTGCGGCGTCAGGGCATCGGCAACGCCGCTCTGGAAGGCGCCGAGGATCTCCGGCCCGACGAGCGAGCCGGCGACGGCACTGAGACCGCTGGTCAGGGCCTTGCGGGCGGTGGCCCCGAGAAACTTTGTTGCGAGGGCTGCGAGCATTGGTCTCTCCTGTCTCAGAGCCAGCCGGCCGCCTTCGCCGCGAAGAAGCCGGCGACGGCGACGACGATGATGACGACGATCGTGTCGGGAAGGCCCCAGCGGAGCGCATGGGCGGGCGCTGGCGCATTTTCCGGCTTCGGCGAATTGGTGACACCGGCCGACGCGGCGATCGCGTCAGCGGCCGTGGCATCACCGGTTAGCGCAGGGAGCTCGCGGTCAACCGGCTCGGCCGCCGGTTCGGCAACCGCCGCCGCGGAGGCCGAAGGCATCGCCATGGTTTTCAGCGCCCGGACCGCCGTGAGGATCGTCGCCGGTTTGTGGAGCGCGGCGTTCAGCCCGTCGCCGGCGTAGTAGCTCTGGCCCGGCGTCACCGTGCGATGGGCGCCCTTGATGGCGGTCACGACCGGCAGCGATGCCCACTCCTTCGCGAGGTTGTTGGCGAAGGTCTCGGCGCTCATCTCGCCGCGCATGAACTGCATGAAGCCGCGGCCGTTCATCAGGGCGACGGCGAGGTCGTCCTGGAAGGCCGGCGACATGATCTCCTTGCCGGTCAGCTTGAGGCTGCGCTTGAGGCTGTCGAGCGTCGCCGTGATGAACTGGTAGCCGGCGATGGCCGACGAGGCTTCCCGGCCGCCGGTCCGGCCGCCGGTCGTTACCTGGCTTCGCCCGAGGGCTCGGACCTGGTCGAAGGTCTTGTCGGTCAGGACCCACTTGTCGTCCTGACGGAAGTCGGCGTTATAGCCGGGCCTGCCGCTCTCATGGAGCCGGATGAGGCCGAGCAGCCGGATCATTGGCTCGCCCATGTACCAGGCTGTCATTTGGCAAATCTCCGAAGATCGGCGACGATCGTCGGACCCTGCCAAACCTGTTTCCCGGAAATGCCCCGGAACACGTTCCGGGTGGCGGTCAGAGCAGTTTGGGCTGCCGCCCGTCGTCGTCGCGCGCCTTCGCCCGGCGCTTGCGCACCCCGCGCTCGGTGAAGCCGCAAGCAAGCGCGATGGCCGACGCCGAGGCGCCTTCGGCGATCATCCGGTCGACCCGCGCCCTCAGCTTGGCGATCGAGCCGCGCGGGCCGAGCGGTAGCTCGATCAGGCAGCCGCCATGGCCGGTGGCGAAATGACGGCAGATGGCGTCGGCCGCCTCCCGCCCCACCGTCGCGACCAGCCAATGGTCGTCGCCGGCGCGGCCCGGCACGTAGATCTCGGTCCCGCCACGCGCCTCCGCCAGCTTGAGCGCCGCGTCGAGGCCGGCGGCCTCGGCGATCTCCGCCAGCACCTTGGGCAGCCACGCGTAGCTCACCGCTGCCCCCGCAGCTCCAGCTTGAGGATATCGGCCGTCACCTTGACGAGCCGCGCCTCGACCGCCTTCCGGCTGGCACTGCCACGCTTCCGGAGAGACGCCTTGCGGATCAGTTCGGAGCGATAAACCCGGAGGCGGTCGAGGTCGGGCGCCCGTTCCCTCTCCCCTTGCGGGAGAGAGCCTGCCCCCGACCCGATCGGGGTGTGGCGCGCGGAGCGCGCCGGGTGAGGGGGAGCGCTGGGCTCCGCGACGAGCGTTTCCACATCGTCCACCGGTTCCTGCCACCAGTAGCGCGGCCCCTGCACCTCACGGTCTCCGACCGGCCAGCGCCGCTCGCAGACGCCCGCCGAGCGCGTTCATCAGGGAAATCCATTCGCCGCTATCGAGCGAAGCGAAGTCGCGCTTGCCGGTCACCCGGACCATGATGCCGTTCAGGCCCGTCTCGCCGGCCGCGTGCAGCCGACGCCATTGCGCCGTGACGATCCGGAAGCGGTCGTCGGCAAAGTAATCCGGCGCATGACTTGGCGGCGCCGACCAGTCGACCGCCGCCGCCCGCGCCAGCCAGCCCTTCAGCGCCTCGATCACCTTCGCCGCATCCTCCGGGAAGCGGAGGAAGCGGGTGTGGCTGATCTTCGTCTGCCGCTCGACGAAGGCGATCAGCGCGTGGTCGCGCCGGTCGCGCACCACGCCGAGGTTCCAGCCGGCGATCCACAGCGCCTGCAGCTTCGCGGCATAGGGGCCGTCGAGGCCCTTTCGGGACGGCTTCGAAGCCGGCGTGAAGCCTTGCCGGCGCATTTCGTCGACCACAGCATTCCGCTCGGCCTCGCTAAGCGCCGCCGCCGAGCGCTTGCCCGTCACCCGTTCGAGCAGGCCGCGATAGCTGTCGTCGTCCAGCCCGAGCTGCTTCTTGCCGACATGGATCATCGCAAGAGGCGAGGAGCGCCCGGAGGCGCGACCGGGAGGAGAGGAAGAGCCGAGCGGGTTCATCGCGCCGCCTCTGCGACCACGGCCTGCCAATGCGCCTTGATCGCGGCGTCCATCCGCGCCCAGCGATCGAGGTGGTCGAGCCCTCTGACCTCGCGATACGACCAGCCGCAGCGGCAGGTCGCCACATCCGTGCGCACGGTGGTCCAGTCGATCGTCATCGACACGACATGGTCCGCCGCCGCCGCGCAGGCGCTGCAAAGCGTCTCCTCCAGCCAGAAGCACGGCCCCTCCTCGCTCGTGCAGGCATTGCGGTCGGTACAGCCACAGACCCGGCATTCCCTCTCCCCTTGCGGGAGAGGGTCAGGGTGAGGGGTGACGACCGCGACGCAGCCGCAATCGAAGGTCACCGTGCCGGTGGACGGTGAATGGAACCGGATATCGACCGGCCGCGCCGCCGGATGCTCCTTGCAGCGCGACGGCACCGCCGCCGCCAGCGCTTGCGTCGCCGGTGCGACCCGCGGAGCGGCAAGGGACGGCGCGCGCCGCATCATGCCGCCGCCAGATCTATGGTCACCGCCCGCCACGGCGCCTGCGGCGTCTCGCGGCGGTAGAAGCGGATGTAGATCTTCGAGCCGATCACCCGGATCGAGTCGTGGATGGCGGCCATCGCCCGCTGCCAGCGGTCGTCGTCGATCTCGACGCGGAGCAGCATGTAGAGCTCCGCCCGGTTGATTTTGCCCTCCTTGTCGACGTTGAAGGCGCGCGAGACCAGCGCCTGTACCTCGTCGCGCGAGCCTTCCGTCCATTCGTTGAGGCATTCGTCGACCAGCGCCTTCGCCGCCTGCAGCTCCGGCCCGAAATCGAGGAGGTCCGCCACCTGGAACTGGACCTTCATCGTGCCGTCGAACGAGGTGAGCGACACATTGCCCTTGGCCCCGCCGACGCTGGCTTCGTATTCCTGCGCGATCAGCGCCTGGAACGACCCGAGGTCGTCGAAGCAGTGGCCCTTGAAGCGGCCGATCTGGTCGGAAAGGTCGCCGGCGAAGGCGATCATCTTGCGGACCAGCTCGTCCTGCAGCTTGTCGACCGGCTTCACGAGGCCGACCGGCACGTAGCGGCCCTTGGCGTCCTGCATCATCGGCTTGCCGCCAATCTCGGTGATCGCCGCCGATTGCAGTTTCCTGACGATATCGGCGAGGCTGTTGACGGTGTTGCTGTCGGAGTTCATCGGCAGTCCTCCTCGGGTACGGGGTGATCGGTCCCGGCGAAGGCCCGCACCGCGGCCTTCAGCTCGTAGAGCGTGCTGGCGACGGCGAGCCGCAGCCGGTCGACGCGCATGGTTTCCGGGTTGGCGCGCTGCATCGCTTCGGTGGCGGCGATGTAGGCGCGGGCCGCGGCGACGACGGCTGCGCTTGCCTCGGCCATTTCCGTTTCGCTCAGCACGGCGGCGGCGAGCGCCCGCAGCTCGTCCAGCGAAATGACGACTGCCCGCCCATCGCCGTCGAGGACGCGGGCTGCGACCGCCTTCACCTCGATGTCCTGCGGCGGTGGAATGCGGAGCAGGCCGAGACTCGCCTCAGCCGCTGCGATGGCTGTGCCGATCTGCTCCACTTCGGCTGCCAGTACCGGCTCGGTTTCGAGCCGCGCCTCGATCCGCCGGCAGCCATGGAGGACGGTCGTATGATCGCGACCACCCATGTGCAGGCCGATTTCCGGCAGGCTTTTCGGCGTCAGGCGGCGGGCGAGATACATCGCCACCTGCCGCGGCCGGAGCAAAGCGTGCGTCCGCCGCTGCGAAAGCATGTCGAAGCGTTCCACGGCATAGTATTCGGCCACCACTTCGGTGATCAGCCGGATGCTGGGGGTGGGGCTCATCGCCGTTCTCCCCGCTTGCCGAAGGGTACGCGCTGCGGCTTCCGTCCCTCGCGGAACGTCTCGCGTCGCTTGAGCCGCTCGCCTTCGATGGTCGCTTCGAGGTTGCGCGCTTCCGCCTCCCAGGCGGCGTAGATCGACGCCTGGCCGGCCGCCGATGGGGGCAGCTGCTTCCGGGCCTCGCGGATGGAATCGGAGAGCGCCATCATGCCCTCCCCACCGCCGAGAAGTGTCCCAGCGCTGCTGTGAGGCAGTCGCGCGCCGCCGGACAGCGCGGCGCATAGGCGAGCGCCAGTTCCACCAGCTCGACGCCGCGGCTGAACGCCGCCGGCGACGGCAATGGCCGCGGCGTCGGCGCATGATCGCCATCGCCGACGAAACCATAGCGAAGATCGTCCAGCCGTTGCGCCAGCCAGGCATCCGATGCCATCGCCGCCTCGATGGCCTCGAAGGCGTGGCGCACCGTGGTTCTGTCGCGCTCGAAGGTCTCGCCGATCGCCTGGTAGGGAAGCCGCGTCAGCTTGACCGCCAGCCACATCGCCGCCTGACGCGCCCGTGCCACGGGCCCGAGCCGCGAGCGGCCCATCAGCTCGGACTCGCGGACGCCGAACGAATGGCCGACCGCCGCGACGATCTCTTCGATGCTGATCGCCGCGGTCATCGCCCGCTCTCCGTGCTGCCGCCGCGGTTCTCCCAGGCCGCCTTGACGTGGCCGGCGTCGATCGGCCGATCGTCGCCGGCGGCGAGGATCGCCGCGAGCTGCATCGTCTTGCTGATCTGGCCGAGGGCG